TTACGATACTGAGCACCATTTGCACAGACAGCAAACTCACCATCAATATCTACTTCTTGATTAAGTATTTTATCAACTGTAACCGTTGGATGTCTAACGTCCTTGAGGGTTTCTGGTGAGATATTGTACTGCATAATGAGATGAGGGTACAGGCTGTTAAGGTCAAAAGACACAACCCAATCATAGAATCCAGGAATCGGTTCTTTGACATAAGCACCTGCATACTTCTCAGTTTTGGTAGCACTTTCCTTCTTAGGAGGAATTGCAATCTTACGTTTATTTAATTCGTTGTAGATGTAGTTATCCCACATACGAACCTGACTAAACACATCTTCATAATTCACCTTGGCGTCATATGCCATGGTGTATGCAAGTTCAATCAACCTCATCTTGTCATCAAGTTTATCAACCAGACGAACGTCATGGATGTTGTACTCGATAAACTTCTGCCAGTTGTTTTCGTAAAACTCTTTGAATGTATCATACTCAGAGTGATCTAGTTTCTTCTCACCCAGTTCAACAGAACAGATATGATCAAGACGATATGATTCTTGATTAGTATAAGTAAACTTCTTATACAACTCAAGATAATCTAGACATGAGATACCAAGCGTATCAATAGCAAACTGTTTACGACCTTTAATAAAGATCTCACGTTGTGATACAAGTTTCCACGGCGACAAAAGTTTTACAAACTTCTCTCCAAGAATACGTTCAATACGATTGTGGATGTACGGCATATCGAATAGTTGCACGTTCCATCCTGTAACAACATCAGGATAATTTGCTTGCCAAAAATCAAGGAACGCTCCCATCATGCTTTCTTCAGATCTGAAGTGCATGTAATCAACCATAGGATCTACATTATCAAATGGTCGTGCTCCAAACACAGTGATGCGACCAGAGAAACTATCCTTGATACTGATAGCAAGGATCTCCTGATCTGCTGATTCAATATCAGGAAAACCATTCTCAGCAGCAGTCTCAATGTCAATGTTAAAGACACGAATTTTGGTGCTGTCAAACTTTACTTGATCTTCTGGATGTTGTTCTGCAATGTATTGATACAAGAAACGAGAGTTACCATAGATGTCAAAATCAGGAACCTCTTTGTACTTTTTAATAAACTCACGAGCTTCTGTAATAGAACCAAACTTATGTGGTTCTACACAATCACCTTCAAGTGTACGCCATTCTGAATAATTTTTACTAGGCAAAAACAGCGTAGGGTTGAAAGGAACCCTGACGCTGTAGCGATTGCCATTCTCATAACCACGTACAAGCAGACGATTGCCTGCTTGCTCAACACTAGTGTAAAAATTCATTCAAGGCATTCAAGATAACGAGCAAGGATTGTCTTGCTTGGATTAGTCACTACCAACAAATCAGATGACCTGACGTTGAACTCACGCTCTGCAGCGTGCTCTGCCCATGGGCATAGTTGACCTTCATAGTCTACCACATAGGGTTCGATTAGCCAAACATCAGGATCACCTGGTAAAGTTTCTCCCTCTACTGGTTCGACCTGAGCGACGATCCATTCACTCTGCAGTTTCAGCAGATTCGCTGTTATCTCCATCAGTTACCTCTTCGTTTGGAAAGAAAATTTGTTCATCAGTTAGACCAACCTCACGAAGTCTTTTTGCAAAGTTGTCAACAATTCCATTGTCTGGGAATACAACACTAATAATATGTTCCCCACCAAGACGATGTTCTTCTACAGGAGAGAAAGGACACCACCTAGTATAGTTAATAGGAATAGTTCTGTCTTCGTTCTCTTCGCCAAGAGTCAATTTGTATGGATAAAGCATACGATACCCAATAACCTTGTCATCATCTCCACGAATTTCACCAAACATGCAAAGAACATTATCACCAGTTGCAAGATTTACAACACGGATATTGTGATTAGTCCTCAACTTTTGTTCCGTCATTTTCTAGTTCCTTTTTTTGTGTAAGTTTTTGTTTCCAAGCATTTTCCAGACCTGGTTCTGGGTTACTAATAGTCATAACACTATCATATGGAATCTTGAACATATTGTCAATAGAATATGGATTCCATTTACTGAACCTTACCTGATATTCCATACCATTTTGTTCAGTAAGATATTGTGGTGTTGCACCATCCAAGTTTAAGATATATGGATCTTCCATGATAAGGCAAACACCTCTCTTGTCTTCACCTTCTCCATCAAAGACTTCTTTCAACTCAGTGATAATGCGATCACCTGTTTTTAAGGTTATAATTGATACCGCCATAATTTTTCTGAATCAGTTATTAGTTTAACATCAAAAAAGGGCACCGTCAAGTGCCCGTCTTGGTTTAAAAATGTTTCTTTCGTTTCTGTTTATCTGGTAGTTCTTTTTTCAATGTAATGGACAGTAAACCATCTTCAAATGTTACTGTCTCAACCTCTACATCATCTGACATCTGCCAGTTGCGAGAGAATGTTCTATATGAAATTCCTTTGTGAGAATAATCTCTTTCTTTATCTGCTGGTGCTTTATTAGCAGAGACTGTTAGAACATTCCGTTCTGTCTCCACTTGAATATCTCCTCTTGAAAATCCTGCAAGAGCGAGTTCCAGTATGGTTCGACCATTAGATCCATTAACGACATTGTAAGGAGGATAGTTGTCTCTTGTTCCCGCAAGAGATTCAAGTCTGTTGAATGTTTCATCGAACCCTAATGTGAATGGAGTATATGTTTCCCAATCGAATGTTTTCTTAAATGTTACCATTGTCCTGTTAAGCGACGTGTACGTGTGACCCGTGAGGCATCACAGTAATATTTAACAGTATAAGATAATAGATGGAGGTGTGTTAAACCCTCAGTATCATTACGGTTTATACCAAATATTTAAAAACTGCATCGCTATCTTTACCAGCATTTTTAATAGAACGTTCGTAAGTTGGTTCTAAAACGTTATGTAAAAAATTATGATCTTCATGTGTCATCTCAATTAAAGCATCAGGTGTGTGACCTACTTTACCTTCACCATATACAAGTTCGTATGCTTTTATTGTGCCAGGTTTTTCACGTTCAGCATTAGCAAGGTAACTAACAGGTAGTCCATGGTGTGCTACTTTACCTATGGCAGCAATCCTTGCCATCTTACGATATGCTGCATTCCTAATTGTTTTATCAGGAGTTACTAGTTTTTCGTTGTCACATCTTTTACAGGGATTACCTCTATTAGATTTTCTATTTTCATAATTTTCATCTTCAAACTTTAAACCTCTGTAAGGTTTAGCTCTTGATTTAGCTCTCAGTGTTCTAACAGTACCATCTTTTCTTACGTACATATTAGTTTTACGATTGATAGCTTCATCAACTGAAGTAGGAGGATTCTCTGTAAAGCACTTCAATCCATCAGGGTGTCTATTCCAAGACCACAACCCATTAGCATCAGACTTCCAGTTCATTCTACTTCTTGTTTTTTTCTACCAATATTATACTTGCTCTCAAGCGTCCATTCACCTTTTTCTTTAAAACTTAACACTTTGATTTGATTCAAAGGTGCTAGGTCTGCAATTTTTTCCTGACTCTCTGTAGAAATACTGACGAGTCCCCAGTCAACCAGTAGTTGTACAATACGGTTGCGACGTTGTACATCATTCAAAGAGATGTTTGTTTTCTTTCCGTCAAGTGCAAACAATTCTTTGAAGTGTACGATATAATACTTTCCTTGCTTATGCAAGATGTGACAAGATTGGTAGATCTTTCTTTCTTTACGTGATGCTACACCAATTCTTGTTAGTGTTTCTCTCACTTTTAAAAAGTCGTCTGGTTCTCCCAGAACAACTTCTACCATATCAGATTGTCTCCACTGGACTTCTGTCTCACCCATTTTTACCACCTTTGCTCAATGATTTTTTGATACTATCTAGTTGATCCTTGGTGAGAATCCTGAGTGCTTGTAGAGCTTTATCGTCATTATAACCATAATACTCTTTTACTACATCAAGATAATCAATAGAATCTTTTCGTGCCCAAGGAGAGAAACGCTTCCTTGGTTTCACACTATTTATGAAAAAATC